TTCCCATTGCTGCTCCAAGTCCCGCTCCAAGGCTCATTTCTTCCTCCTCATTTTCTTCAGTGTTCTGGCGAGATTGACCTGCCGAAGCGTTGTAGTGTCACCTGTCCGCTTCGCCGTGGCTGCCATGGACGCGAGTTTCGACTGAGGGATATTCTCGCCTTCTTTGACGCCGGCCTTCCTGCGCAACGCACCGGGCCGTTTAATCGCCCCCTGAATCCATTTCTTCTTTGCCATTGCCTTTCCCCCTTATCGGGATGATCATCTGCCACTTAAAAGCAGAATCCACGAATCTCCTCGCGTTTCCGTAATCAGGCATTATTCCCAACAGATACAGAAGCCTGATCGCATAGTCAAATTGACCAAGCTCCCTCTCTGATTTCCCACTCGACAATTCGAACAATCCGAGTTCGACAAACATGTGTGTTAGAACATCTCTGCCGTCTCGTGTACCGAACACTTTTCGATACTTCTCTGTAATCGCCAGCCGTTTATCAGCGTCCTTCAGATCGTCGTACATTAGCTCCCCATCTGAGCAAGTATCGAATTAGGCTCAATGTTTTTCTGCACATTCACAGGCGCAATCTGGCCTGACTGCGCTTCGGCTTGCGCTGCTGCTTGCTGCGCTGCTGCCCTATCCTGCCTTATCCGCATCACTGTTCTCTCGTCGACAATCGCACTCTGTGGCATGTTGAAAATATCGAATATGCGCTTTGTCAACTCGTCCCAATCGACAATATCCATCGTTTCCGGACGCATGGCAAAAATGGGCTGCATCATCGTCAGGCTTTGTGTAATACCCGATGACATGAAATACTTACGCTGGGCCTGTGCCAGTGGGCCAAGATACTCCACCATGAATTCTCCACCACCAAGCTCGTATACCACTTCTGGCGGTTCTGGTAGCCTGCCGTTTCTGAGCATGTTATTGAACGTACGTTCGAAAATTCTGTCCATTGCTTCAGAATTGAATCTTCCGACCAGGCTGCCCATGACGGCAGCTTTCTCACCCTGAAGCTCGATGACTTCCGTAGCAGTCCTTGTACGTTGATTCTGAGAAAGCAATAAGAAAAAGTCCACCATAAAGTGATCCATGACTGACTTCTGCTTTTTCTCTTCACGATCAACACCGATTGGATAATCACCGACCGGCCCTATCGGTCGTATGATGTTATCCTTCTGCGTATAGAAGTTGAATCCATCCGGCACAATCCTTGCTGTGTCTCTCATTTCAGCCGGGATATTCCAAGGTGGACGTGATGCCATGTGGCTGAGGTGAAGCAAGTCCCTGCCCATCTGCTGCAGGCCTGTTACATCCACCAGCGCATCGAAGGCCGGTGATCTTCCGTAAATCTCATGACTGTTCTTTTTCGTGCGCCATACAGGGGCAGGCCATTCCTGATAACCACCGATATTCAGCAAGCTCCTGTCACCATCGGCTTTCTCTTCGAACACAAAACTCACATACGGCATGTTGGTATAACCGAGCATTTTCGGAATAGGGGATGGATTAGGATACACTGCATGGACTATCTCGATTTCGTTGAACGGATTATTGCGTGCTTCCGACTGCACTCTCGGACTCAGCTTATCGTAGCCGTACATCTCGACGAGCGAACGCGCCTGAACGAGGTACTTTCTATGCAGGATGTCGACGAACCCCTTTTCGTTTTCCGATATGTAATTCTCGATAGGATGCCGTGTCGCAAAGTGGGTAATGGAATCCTCGTAATTCTCTTCGATCATCATAGTAGCTGTACCGAAACTGCCACCATCCTCGATGAACATGTGCATCATCTCGTAAAAGTTCGACGCCCGAAACTCGGCATACATCTCATCCTCGCACGCCTGCAGCCATGATCTGATATCCGGATAATCCATGAGATCGAGCGACCTCATACGAAGTGCAAACCAGCGAATACTCGGACTCACCAGATACCCCATCAGACCATCCGTGAACATTCTGAGCGCATGTACCCCTGTCGAATCATAGACCTGAACACCGTGCCGTTTCCCTCTCTGCTTCGGCTTCAATTGGTGCTCTTCCATGTACTCGCGCATGGGTATGATGTACTTGCCGATGTCCTTCCAAATCTGCTCCCAATCGTAGCGGAAATCCTCAAGCGTTTTCTGATTCTTGCGAAGCTGCTCAAGAGTTTCCTTGCTCGGCTGAGTTTTGAAATTGATATCTCTGATCATCTGTGCCATGGCAATCTCCTTACATACGTCTCCCCGGAGACTTATCCCTATTCAAGACCCGACCATAACGGATCGTACTCATCTGTTTTGTCCTGCTCCTTCAGCATTTCAAGGATTGCCTTTTCCTTTCTCGTCAACTGTTTCTGCAGGTCGCTCTGCGGAAACGCCGTATTGAGATCGAATATTCTGGAGAGGCAATCCAGCATATCATCATGCTTGCCATACGGAAACGGTAAATATTCCGTATCGGTAAACGTTTTGACGAGATCGAGTGTACGGTACATGTAATCAGTGTACACGCATGAATTCGGCAGCCACAACCGTCCGGCAGCAAACACAGGAAGCAGACGCTTTATCCGATCGTTTTTTCTGATTATCCCACCGAGGGGCGTAATACCGAATCGATAGTTCGACTCTTCCATGCGCTCCTTGAAGTATTCGATGTCAGACTGCATTCCGTATTTTTCGTAGCCTACCGCAAGAGGTTTGTATTCCTGATGCAATTTGAACAGGACGTTCCCTCGTTCACGCAGATTCAGTCTGTCTCGAACGAAACGAACCACGTAATAATTACGATCAGGGCCAAGGCCGACAATAGCAAATACCGTAAAATCATTTTCTTTCTTCTTCTCGCTGGCAGGATCGCACAGCAAATACATATTTAGATTTGTGAGATTTTTCGCATCCCAGAAATTCAACCATTCGGCCTTGAACGCTTCCTCAGCTTCTTTCGTCGGATCGAGCAGCATCTGTGTGGCAAACGTGTATGGCCCCATATCACGGTATAGCTGCTCAAGGCGTTCTCTCGTTAGCAGAACAGGCTTTCCTGTTCTCGCCCCATCATCCGTGGCCGGATACTTCCGTATCCTGACGGTTTCCCTTTCCCCGATCTGTGTATAGGTATCGTTGTGGTGGTAGTATGTTCCTGCATACCGGCTCCGTGGGTTATGGAGTGTCGCAAGATTAAGCGACATCTCCCAAGCCTCCGTTGTCTTACGGATCGCATCGGGTGTGGCAACGCTGTCGAGGTTGACGATATCGTCGTACACACGTATCGAGTAGTGCTTACTCGACGGCTGGCCGTCCGTGATACCGTACGCTTCTACCGTAGCTTCTTTCGGGTTGCCATTCCGTTTGATGATAATACCATCTTCCTCGCTCCACTTCGGAGCCTGCTGCTGTGGGTTCGTCCACAGCACATTCGGATACAGCATCTTCAGCTTTTCGTTCGTTTCGAACTCAAACTTTATCTGGCGCAGGAACCCCCGGGCGATCGGCCTGTTGAAACTGAATATCCCCACGGTCTCCTCGGGATCGATGAGTATATCCTGAATGGTCTTGCCGAACGTTATGATCGAGCTTTTGTAGTGAAACCGCGCCCACACGTCCAGATATTCGTCGGGGGCTGCCTGCACCTCCATACAACGATCGTGAATCCAATCGTTGTCCATATCCTTTCGACCGCATATTTCAGTAAGCAGGAAAAACAGGTCGACCTTGCACAGCGCACGCATGAAATCTGCCTTCTCTTCGGCATCCTTCGCAGCGTCGAATCCGATCGCGTACATACGCTTTCGTTCGGTTCTGCTTATGTCAACCGCAGTAGCAGTTCCATTACCCATAACGTAATCGCCAAACCGCTCGTGGTTATCAGAACCCAGAGCTTTGTATTTACGTGCTTCTCGACGCTCTTCAGTTCTTTTCTCATACCCTCGATATCTCTTTTCGATTCATCCATGTCTGATCGCAATCCATTGAACAAAACCTCCCGAACCTCCGAAAGTTTCGCATTCGTTTCGGAGAGGGAGGCCTTGAGTTCCTTCCGTTCCTGTGCTGCTGCCTCAAAGTGATGTTTGCATACCTTTTCATAAACCGTAAGGTCTATCTTCGGAGATCCCGAGCTTTCGGTCATATTTACCACCTCGATTTATCCACTCATCCTCGAATACGACCGCTTCGAGTATCTCCCGAATAAAACCTACCATGCTCTTCCCTTTTCGTCGAGCAAGATTTTGCACTTTATCGTACAGATCATTCCGGACGTTTGCAACAAGTATCGATCGATGTCCCGGTTTGTTCTTCATCCCGACTCTGCCATTCGCGCCTCGATTTCCAGAGGATTGTTTTCGTAGCCGTATCGTATGTGATAATAAACATACCGTACGAGAAATCCGAAAAATCCGTATCTGTGCCACTGCTCGTAATGCACTGCTTCATGACGTCTCAGCCAGACGCATGGGTTATCGCAGGAATAATAGATCGTGTTCCAGATCGTTATCGCGCAACAGCGAAGTGCATCTTCTTTCAGCTTCCGTCGGAATATCAATTTCGCAAACCGGCTTCCTGTTTTATGCTTCGGCACGATCTATCGCCCCCTGCAGTCTGTCCATGTTCCTACGCATCTGATCGGTTGTCATGACCGCAGACAGTATAACCCGATCGTTACGCATCTCCAACGGCTCGATATCGATTATTTCCCTGCACACCAGATCGACAGGATATCCATCGGTCTGACTTTTCTTCCGTCTACCCATGTTCGGCTCCTCGTTAATCGGTATCGTTGAGATACCGTTCATCGACCGTTTCGGCTCTGAGCAGGGCCTCGTAACAATTCCTGCATATCCAGTGCTCCTCTGGATCATTATACACCGATTCCATGTACGGATCAGAAATAAACGCGCACAGGCAGGGCTTACCGCAATTCTCGCATATCCGCTCCACGTGCGGTGTGGCCTTGTCCCATCGGCTCATTTATAATCCCTTTTCGTTACGGCTACGTTCACACTCGTCCTACGGCTACGTTCACACTCGTCCTACGGCTACGTTCACACTCGTCCTACGGCTCGTTCAAAACAACTCCCCCTGCATACTCTCGGCTGCGATCCTTTTCGCTGCCATGTCGCAATACTCAGGATTTATATCGATACCTATCCAGCGCCTGCCGTACCGCTCGGCCACCAGACCCACCGTCCCGCTCCCCATGAACGGATCCAGTACAACCGATTCTACCACACCTTTACCGCACGTGCATCCCTCTTTCCATCCCAGCGTCACCGGCAGCCCTACCGGTTTCTTGTACGGACGAGCCACACGCTTTCCAACCACCTCATCCTCCTCGTGCGGTGTCCAGCTCTTCCGCTTCTGCACATCCACCATACGTCTCCTCGGAGACCCACACTCGCTGCAGCATCCCCCCTCGGGCGTCCCCATCAGTATACACCGAGCCGCCAGCTCCTCAGGAAACGTCGCAAAATGCCCACCACCGTACGGCTGCAGATTTATACTCCATACATCCCTCACCAGCTTCCGACCACCACACCCATATGGATCATAAAAATATCGCTCGCTCTTCGAAAGCAGAAATATATGCTCGTAGCTCATCCCCGGCCTGTCACGCGCAGGCTCAGGACACGCATTCGGCTTGTGCCATATCACATCACTGCGTAACCACCACCCCTCACCCTGTAGCGCCATCACCAACCGCCACGGCATCCCCACCATGTCCTTCCTCTTCAGAGCATACCGCCCTTCCCCATACACACGCTCCAACCCACTAACCCCTACCCTCTGCCTCCTCCCCCCCTCATATCCACCAAAATATCCACCACCAGCCTTCCCCCCCCACCCCTGCTCCCCCACATACATATCCCCCATGTTTAACCATACTACCCCATCCGCCCTCAATACCCTCCATAACTCCCTGAATACCCCCCCCACCCTCCCCAGGGAGACCCCCCCCCCCCCCCCCCC